TCAGTGGTTTCAGATACAGTCGCAATGATTGAAAAAAGATCTAAAAACAAAATTAATTTATCTGAAATATCTCTTAAAGATGAGAAAGTATTTCAGTCATTATCAGCTGGATTTACAAAAGGTGTGTTTCAGGCAGAAGCTGTCCCATACACCAACCTTCTTATGAAAATGGGAGTAAGCGAGTTTGAAGACTTAGCAGCATCCAATGCTTTGGTTAGACCAGGTGCTATGAATACTGTAGGACAGGCTTATATAAATAGAAAAAATAAGTATGAGGCTGTTTCATATATTCACCCAATTATGAAAGAGTTTACAGAGAATACATATGGTGTTATTATTTATCAAGAGCAGGTTATGCAGGCCTGCGTACACTTGGGCGGAATGTCTTGGGCAGAAGCTGACAAGGTGCGAAAAATTATTGGTAAGAAGAAAGACGCAAAGGAGTTTGATCAATTTCGTGAGAAGTTTGTTATTGGCGCAAGCAGACATATATCAAAAGAGGCAGCGGAAAATCTATGGCATACTTTTGAAGCTCATGCTGGCTATTCCTTTAACAGGTCTCACGCTGTTGCTTACTCTTTGCTATCTTACTGGACTGCTTGGCTAAAGCATTACTATCCACTAGAATTTATGTTTGCCCTTTTGAAAAATGAAGGGGATAAAGATGCCAGAACAGACTACCTTATTGAAGCAAAAAGACTTGGTATAAAAATATTACTTCCACACGTTAATGAGTCAGACTTAGACTTTACTATACAGGGGGACGCAATACGATTTGGTTTGTCAAATGTTAAATATATTTCTGATAATATTGGGCGTAAAATTATTGACAACAGGCCATACAAAAGCTATGCCGACCTTAAAGAAAAAGCATCACAGAAAAAGAGTGGCATATCTTCTAGAGCCATAGATGCACTCAACTTAATAGGAGGAGCCTCTTTTGACGATAACCCAAGGAGCGGTAAAGAAAAAGACCATTTATACGAATATTTAAATATACCAAAGTTTGATATAAGTGGAATTACCCCTTTTATCAAATCACAGATTAACAGGCTGGAAGACTTTGAAGAACTTGGTACATTCGTATTTATGGCAATGGTAAAGTCAATTAAGCGTGGTCAAGGTTGGTCTAGAATTGAGTTGGTTGATGAAAGCGGATCTGTTGGAGTGTTTCATAATGAGCAAACGCAGATAGAAGCTGGCCAAATGTATTTCTTCTTGGTTGGAGATAACAGAATTCATAGATACGTAGAGATTGATAAGGTAGTTAAAGAGGATAGGTCAGACCCATTTGTTAATTTCTTGTACTCAGAAAAGTTTGATCTAAAGGATAATAACTTCTATGTTATCGATTTTACTAACTATAAAACAAAAGCTGGCAAAATGATGGCACATACTATTTTAACTAACCCAAGTAAAAAACTTATTCGTGCAATTGCATTTCCACAGATATACGCAAGAGCCTTGGGCAAAATGAAGCCTGGACATAAGGTAGAACTAATGTTTGGAAAAACAGATGACGGAACTATAACAATAAAGGAGATAAAATGACAGAGCAGAATAATATACAAAATATAGAAATATCTCTTCCAAGACTGTTGTTAGCAGCAACAGCAACCATGGGGGAGCTTCCTATTAGTATTGAAAAATACTTATCGCATGACTTAGATCACAAAAAGATGATGCTGGACTTGGACGAAGATCAAAAAACATTTATAGTAAGGCTTGTCGATAAAGAAAATGAAGACCATGCCCACAATGAGGAGGCTGCAGATGAGTCTGGACCTACTAGCTAGAGAAACACATACAATAGCAAAAGCCAAAGGTTTTTGGGAGGGTGAAGTTACCTATGACAAAATAGGTAATAAGTTAGCATTAGTGCACTCAGAAGTTACCGAAGTTTTAGAGGCTATTAGAAAAAGCAAAGGCGGTAACGAAGTAGTTGAAGAGATGGCTGATGTAATAATTAGATTGGTAGACATATATCAAGCTATGGTTAACACTGGACAAATAGACACCTCTTTAGATGATACTGTAGAAAAGAAGATGTTAAAAAATAGGGGAAGACCACCACTTCACGGAAACCTATTTTAGTGGTATAATAGAATATACAAATGAATGGTTACTTCTTATTTGGAACCAATGAGGAAATCATCCTTGTCATAAAATCATCTGACGAGGAAGATATACTTAATATCATTAAGAAAATAGCTACAATGCGTAGCAAGAAGGTGAAGGAATTAGCTTCACAATTAGAAGAGAGTTTTTATGAGCGTAGTTACAGAAATAATGTCAAAGCTGGATCCAAAAACAAGACAAAGGGTTCAAACAGCACTAGAGGTGGAAACACCAAAACAAAAGACACCAAGCATAGGGCTGAACATGGCTCTAAGGGGCGGTCTAGGTCACGGTAGACAAGTACTTGTTTGGGGAAACAAATCGGCTGGTAAGTCTTCTTTCTGCCTACAGTTAATTGCAGAAGCACAAAAAGAAGGTAAGTCATGTGCCTGGATAGATGCAGAAAACTCATACTCTAAAGATTGGGCAGAAAAATTAGGAGTGGATTCAGAAAACTTAATATACTCTCCTGCAAAAACTATTAATGATATGGTCGATGTTGCCACACAGCTTATGGAAGCAGACATAGATATAATTGTTGTAGACTCAATATCAGCTCTATTGCCAGCAATATATTTTGAAAAAGATAGCTCTGAGTTAAAGAAGCTAGAAGACACAAAGCAAATCGGTGCAGAAGCTAAGGACATGACTCATGCCGTAAAAATGTTAAACTATGCCAATAAAAATACATTATTAATTCTTATATCACAACAAAGAAATCAGTTTGGTTCAATGCATGCTTCTCATATTCCAACTGGTGGAATGGCTGTTAAGTTTTTTTCTTCAACAGTAATTAAATTATGGTCATCTGAGGCAGAAGCAAATGCAATTAAATCTGGAATCAAGGTTGGAGATAAAATTATAGAGCAGCGTGTAGGTAGGCCAGTAAACTGGATTATAGATTATAATAAACTAGGTCCACCAAACCTATCTGGACAGTATGATTTTTACTTCCAGGGTGATCACGTAGGCGTCGACGGTGTAGGAGAAATCCTTGATGTAGCAGAACAATTTGGTGTGATAGAAAAAGGCGGTGCCTGGTACACGGTACTTGGAGAAAGGTTTCAGGGAAGAGCTAAAACTGTAGAGTGGCTTAGACAAAACCCAGAGTCTGTAGAAAAGTTACGTAAGGAGATTTATGACAGAGCGTAGCATTGAAGACTTTATGCTTAAAAGGAATCCAGTTGGAGCACCTTATTGGGTATCGATAGAGGGATCATTTGATTGCCAAGAATGTAATGAAAAGGTAAAGACAGCCATATACCAAGAAAGAACTGGCGAAATTAAATGGCAGTGCTCTCAAAACCATGAGTCAAAGGCTACGATGTAATGTCTGAGCGTGGAGAAGTAAAGCGTGATAACGCTAAAGCACAAAAAAATTCTGGCAGAGGTCAATACCAGAAGGGTGATGCTAAGTGGAAACAGTTTGTTGTTGACTATAAAGAAGCTGGCACATCATTTAATTTAAATAAAGATAACTGGGCTAAAATTTGTACAGATACTTTTAAAGTAAGTAGAAATATGCACCCAGCATTAAAAATTATTATAGGGTCTGAGTCTAAAGTAAGGTTAGGAATTATAGAATGGGCAATACTGGAAGAGCTAATAGAGTTTTGGGAGGAAAACCATGGTTAATATAATGTACGGAGTTTTAATAGGGTTTGTAATGGGTTATGGTCTTGGTTTATGGGCTTCCTGGTATGCATATAAAGAGGTGAAAAAACATGTCGGCAGATAATATTTTAGAAAAGATTAGCGAAGTAACTGAGTTCAATGACATAAAAGAGTTTATGAATGATCAGGAGTTAGATGCAGCATTAGAGGCAATAATTAAAATTATTGCCAAGCCAGATATTCCTCCTGCAGCAGCATCAATTCTTATTATTAAATTACAGGCAATCTCTGCCAAGCTAGCTGTACTGGCTAGATACTATACAACTTTAGAAAAGGGAGAGGTAGCCAGTAAAAAGAAAAATGTGTATTACACCGTAAGTGATTCTTTGGATAAATTGGTTGCTGCTCTGAAATATGGTACAAAATGATGGCTAGAAATTTAGTTAGTAATTTAAAGTTTAAAAAGTACACGGGGGACTTTGACCCAGAAACTCTTTCTAAGATGTTAGATGAGGCATACCTAGAGGGCAGAAACAATAAAAAGTTTATGAAAAAAACTAGTTTTTCTCCAAGCACCGTTGGGTATGGCCATGGTACGTGCCCAAGATATTGGTATATAGCTTTTAATGGCGCAGAATTTACCGACAGCTTTGATGCAATATCAGTTGCAAATATGTCTAACGGAAATGCAGCCCACGAAAGACTGCAAGAAATGTTTAAAAAGACTGGTAAGGTTAAAGCAATTGAGCAGGAGATTTTAAAAAATCATCCACCAATAAAAGGATATGCAGATGTAATTTTAGACTGGGAAACCAAAACTGTTGTAGGTGAAATTAAAACCACTAAGGATGAGGCATACCTATTTAGACAAAATTCAATGGAGCCATCAAAAAATCATCTACTTCAAATATTAATATACATGGACGTAATGGAAACAGACGAAGGTTTTGTTCTTTATGAAAATAAAAACAATCAAGAAATACTAATAATTCCAGTTAAGATGACTGAGTCAAACAGGGAGTTCTTGGATGGTTGCTATGCCTGGATGAAAGAAGTATATTTGTCTTGGGGCCATAAAGAATTGCCAAAGAGGCCGTTTAGAAAAAATAATAATATTTGTAAAAACTGTCCAGTATCAGACACATGCTTTGAAATGGAGGATGGAGAAAAATTAATCCCAGTTCTGAAGATCTAATTTGCGGGTACGACGAATGTAATAACCCATTTACAAAAGCAACACATAATCAAAAGTATTGCTCAGAAGAGTGCTGCCGTCTTGCAACAAATAAAAGAACTATGGAAAGATATTATGAAAGACGAGCAATTAAATTAGGATCAGTAAGACATTGCAAAAAGTGTAAAATTAAACTTAGTAGATATAATTATGATGAGATGTGCTCGGTATGTATTGATGCAGAGGTTTATGAAGAAAGAAAAACTATATTGGATATGATAAATGGGAATAGCAAGTCTAGTTAAGCCTAGAGCTCGCCGTGTTATTGGTATAGATGCATCCACCTCTTCGGTGGCGTTTGGCATTATAGAAAACGGAAAACTTGTAAAGCACGGTAAGATTATGATTAATGGTAATGATATATATGAAAAAATTTACGATGCTAGAAAAAAGGTTTCCGCTATGCATGACCATTTAATGTCAGACTATATTGCTATTGAAGGCGCAGTTTTTGTCAAGTCGGCAGATGTTGTAATAAAGTTATCTTATGTGTATGGAGCAATAATATCTCAATTAATGCAGGATGGAACCAAAGTTGTTACAGTTGCCCCCACATCATGGCAAAGCTTTATAGGTAATAAAGTATTTAACAAAGAGCAAAAAGCTGCCTTAAGAATTGAATACCCAGGCAAATCAGATACCTGGTACAGTGGTAAAATAAGAGAGATAAGAAAGCAGAGAACCATGGACTTTGTAAATAATAAGTTTAATGTAAAAGTAGAAGATAACGACGTGGGTGATGCTATTGGTATAGCACATTACGCATACGAGAATTTAACTGCAAGATGAAACTATATGAATCAAAAGAGTGGCTATATAGAAGATATATAGTCCAAAAAAAGAACATAAAAGAAATAGCAGAAGAGGCTGGATGCTCTCACATGACCATACAGAGATACCTAGAAAAGTTTGGATTAATTAAAAAAAGATGATATACTCACATAAAGTTTTTCATATAGAAGGCACAGATGATCGTAGATCAAAGTTGGCCCAAAACATTAATGAATATCTATCTGGAGACTCTACTCTACTAGATACACCTACAATTAAAATATCCAATATAGAAGAGTACGACAAGTTTTTACTAGAGAATAAAAACTTTGTGCCAGACACCAGTGGATACGAGTTGGATGGATTAAGTGGATGGAAGATGGGCGAAATAGGAATATGGGCCAGTAATTGGACTGCCTGGATTAACTTTTTAAAATCTGACCACGAGTATTTAATATTGATGGAAGACGACATTGTTCATAATGAAAATTTTATGCCACTTATAAACTATTATGTATCCCAGTTACCAGAAAACTGGGACATATTTCATGCCTTTAGCCCAGCAGATCAATTTCCTAAATATAACGACACACACGATATTGGTGCCAGAGATATATGTAAAGCATACCAAGATTGGTCTTGTTTATGTTATATTATCAATAAGCGTGGCGCTAAAAAGTTGTTAATGAACGCCCACTTGTTTAATCTTCCGCTAGATTGGTACATGTTTAGACAGCAAGATATATTCAATGTTTATACACTAAAGCCAAAGTCTGAGTTTCCATGCACACTGATGAGCCTAGATTCAACATTTCAATTAAGCGAAACCAGGAAAATATTATGATACCTAAAATTATATGGCAAACTTATAAAGAAGAGATAAATAATTTACCAGACTATGCAGTTCAGGCTATGTCTAGTTGGAATGAAAAAAATCCAAATTGGGAGCATAGGTATATGAATGATATGGAGTCTAGAGAATTTATAAGATCTGAATATGGTGAAGAGTATGCAAAAATATTTGACTCTGTGCCAGTTCCAGTTATGCGTGGGGATATTTGGAGATACCTGGTGATGTATAAATATGGTGGAGTCTATGCAGACCTGGACACGATTTGCCTTAAGCCAATAGAGTCTTGGCTTAAAGAAGATCACAAGATGGTAGTTTGTCCAGAAAACAACTTGCACTTTGTTCAATGGATATTTGCAGCAGAACCAGGTCACCCAGTTATAGGATCTGTTATTGATTTAATGATGGAAAGGCTAAAAAATCCAGACTATTCAATAAAGCATTTTGTACATATACACACTGGTCCAGGGGTATGGACAGATGGAATATACAAAGCTTTAGACATAAAAAAAGAAAAACATGGCTGTGGCATGGAGAATAGAGACGGAATTTGTGAGCATGTCTCGCTTATATCTGATTCTATAGAGTATAATGGATATATGAAAACAAAAAGTCTTGGGTTCTATTGTTACACTGGTCCAGAGGGTGATGAAGATTCTTTTTATGGATGGCGTATATTTCACGACAAAGCAGTCAAGCATATATACGGAAGTCAAAACTGGAATGACGGAAGATATATACAATGGATAGAAGACGACTTGGTTAAGGGGATAAAATGATTATTGGATTAAGTGGATATGCAAGGTCTGGAAAAGATACGGTAGCCGAGATTCTTGTGCTAAATCATGGTTTTAAAAGGTTAGCTTTTGCGGATAATATTAGGAAAGCTATTATTAAGCTAAACCCAATATTAGAAAATGGTAGAAGGGTTGCAGACATGGTAGATGAGTATGGCTGGGAAATTACAAAATCATTTGAAGAAACAAGAAGGCTGCTACAGGTATTTGGCACAGAGGTGGGAAGAGATATGTTTGGGCAAAATTTTTGGGTAGAGCAAGTCTTTGAGGAAATGAATATTTATCCAATGTATGATAACTTTGTAATATCGGATGTAAGGTTTCCTAATGAAGCAGATATGATTACCTGGAAGATGGGAGAGGTTTGGAGAATAGAAAGATCTAGTGTTTCTCCAATCAATTCTCACCATTCTGAATTAGCTTTAGATGGATATAATTTTACAAGAAATATATCTAATGACGGTACAATTGAAAACTTATCTAATGAAATATCTTTAATACTAAGGAGCAATGATGCCAGTTTATCAATATAAATGTGATTGTGCACAAGAAGAGGGCCAAAATCCTATTTTTGAGTATGAGCGTGGAATAAAAGATCCAGAGCCTACATATTTATGTCCAGAGTGCGACATGCCTATGGGAAGAGTATATAGTGTTCCTGGAGTTAAATTTAAAGGCTCTGGTTTTTATGCAACCGATAGCAGGATTAATCCAAAATGACAGAGCTAGAAAAACCATTTGAACAAATGAATACTGTTGTTGAGATGACATTGAAAGGTTATAACCCAACAGAAATTGCCAAAGAACTTGAGATTAAGAGAGCCGATGTTCTTAGGATAATAGAAGAGTGGAAATCTTATGCCCAAAATGATAAGAGCATACAAGAACGTGCAAGAGAAGCACTCGTTGCATCAGATCAACACTACAGCATGCTAATAAATCGTGCATGGGAAACCGTAGAGCAATCAGATGTTGCGGCAGACCTTAAGGCAAAGGTATCTGCGCTAAAGCTTGTTTCAGATATACAGGCTAAACAAATGGAAATGCTTCAAAAAGCTGGCCTACTTGATAATGCTGAGGTCGGTGCAAGAATTGCTGAAGCAGAAGAAAAACAAGAAATATTAATGGGTATATTAAGAGACGTAACTTCAGAATGTAGTCATTGCCGTAGAGAGGTTGCACAAAGACTTTCTAGAATATCTGGTGCGGTAGAGCCAATAAGTATTGTGCAAGTAGACAATGGCTGATTTTAGCGAATTTTTAAGCGCCCTAGATAAAGATGAGTTTGAAGAAACTCCAGCAGATCTAAGAGAGTTTGTTACATCAACTAAGTATTTAGGTTTACCACCTCTTTCTGAAAATCAATACATAATGTTAAAAGCAATGACTCAGATATATAAAAAAGAAACATTGTATAGGTGGCTAGGCGAAGAAGAAGGCGAAAAAAGATGGAAGCAAACCTGTAACGAAGTTATATTTCAGTTAGGAAAAGGTTCTGGAAAAGACTATACATCTACAATTGCTGCAGCATACATAGCACATTTATTGTTATGTCTAAAAGACCCAGCCGTATATTATGGAAAACCACCAGGAGACTCAATAGACATTCTTAATATTGCCATTAACGCAGTTCAAGCAAACAACGTATTCTTTAAAGGCTTTAGGGCTAGACTAGATAAGTCACCATGGTTTGTTGGAAAATATAACGCTAAGGCTGGCTCCATAGAGTTTGATAAAAGCATTACAGTTCATTCTGGACACTCAGAAAGAGAAGCCTGGGAAGGATACAACGTTTTGGTAGTAGTACTAGATGAGATATCTGGATTTGCCCTTGAATCAACAACTGGACATGATCAGGCTAAGACTGCCCAATCTATTTATGATATGTATAGAGCCTCCATATCATCACGTTTCCCAGACTTTGGAAAGCTAATATTACTATCATTCCCTAGATTTAAAAATGACTTTATTCAACAAAAATATGAAGATGTTATATCTCAGAAAAATGTCCTTATTAAATCACATACATTTATCTTAAACCCAGATTTACCAGAAACTGAACCAGGAAACACATTTAGTATACAGTGGGAAGAGGACGATATTATAGCCTACAAGATTCCAAATGTTTATGCCTTAAAAAGACCAACGTGGGAGATTAACCCAACTAGAAAAATTGAAGACTTTAAAATTGAATTCTATCGCAATGCTGAAGACGCTCTATCCAGATTTGCCTGTATGCCACCAGAAGCTGTAGATGCATTCTTTAAATCAAGAGAAAAAATAGAGTCTGCATTTAATAATCCAAACTTGGCAGTAGATTCATCTGGAAGGTTTGCCGATTGGTTTAAACCACAAGATGACAGAGAATATTTTATACACATCGACCTTGCACAAAAGCATGACCATTGTGCTGTTGCCATGGCGCACGTAGAAAAATGGGTAAACCTAAAAGTTGGAAATGAATACGCACAGTCCGCACCAATGATAACTGTTGATGCTGTGAGGTATTGGACACCAACATCATCTAAGAGCGTGGATTTTAGCGAAGTCAAAGACTACATATTGTCACTAAAGCAGCGAGGGTTTAACATAAAGCTTGCTACATTTGATAGATGGAATTCACATGAAATGATGCAGCAGCTAAAGGCATACGGAATGAACACAGAGCTGCTATCGGTTGCCAAAAAACACTACGAAGATTTTGCATTAATTATTGCCGAAGAGCGGGTAAAAGGACCAGTACTTCCATTGCTTATAGATGAATTACTACAACTTAGAATTATTAGAGATAGGGTAGACCACCCAAGAAAAGGATCCAAAGACCTTGCGGATGCAGTTTGTGGAGCAATATATAATTCAATATATCACTCTAGGCGTAAAGAAAATAAAGAAATTGAAGTGCATACGTTTAAAGAAATGCAAAGAGATAATTATTTAGAAGAACAACAAAAACAGGTCAAGAATTTAGTTACTCCGCCAAGGCAAATGCCACAAGAATTATCCGATGCGCTTGGTAGTATGGGTATAGTATAACCGTTTTAGTACTCATTTACTGATATAATTATCCTGGTAATCATTGTATTACCTAGGAGAATGGGAAATCAATAAATTAAAAGTAATATTAGGTTCATTTCTATTAATTGCCTTCCTATTTTGTATAGGTCAGCAGTCAGCTTACGCTACAGATAATGGATCTGGTTCAGAACAGGTTATAGTAAGCCCTGCCCAACAGGCAGTTAATACGGCTTTATCAACTGCTACTACAGAGGTTCAGCAGGCAGTAGACGCTACAAATAATGCCACCATAGCAATATCAGAGGCACAAGCAGAGTTACCATCTGCACAAACAGCTGTTTCAGCACTTAGCCCAGTAGTTACAGAAGCCCAGTCAGCAGTAAGTAATGTTCAGTCTGCAATAAATACAATAACCTCAATTGATTTAAACTTAAATCCAATTGATCAAAGTTCTCAAACAGTACAGGATGCAAAAACTACTGTTTCAACTGCACAATCAGCAATATCTAATATTAACACCACATTGGCACAAACCGAAATCAATCAATTAACTACAGAAAGAACACAGGCATCCACACTTCAAGCAACAGCTCAGACAGAGCTAACTCAGGCTAACACTGCTATTGATAACGCACAAACAGCAGTAAATAATTTACAGGCCACCATTGGAACAACAACCAACGTCTTGGCTGGAGTAGATGACGCTGGAATAAGAATGAACTTACCGTTTGGAATGCAAATGGGTGGAACTGTTTATAATGATGTATATGTAGGGTCAAATGCAACTATCACATTTGGCGTAGATCAAGGTTGGGTATATTATCAAACTCCAGACGCTCCTTCGGTTTCTATTGCTGGTTGGGACTGGACAACCTGGAGCACAGGAACTGGAATTACATATTCAACAACTGGAACAAGTTTAGATATTGCCTGGGACTTAAGACCATTTCCACAACAAGATGCTTCTACACAAATGGTTCAAATAAGGTTCAATGCTGACGTAAATCCAAATGATGGTGCCTGGATGGCTAATGTGACTGCTGTTGGCCCAATACCAGATCAGGCAAGATTTAATTATAGAGAATCAACTAATGGAACAATAATTCCAATAGCAGATACTAATACTGGTTCGGGATTTTCAGGTCAAATAAGTCAAGGTTCAGCATTTACTCCATATGTGGATCCAAATACATCTTCTGTTCAGGCTGCCGTGGATGCAGCAAATGCAGCAATTACACAATTAAATCAAAGCCTTACACCAGTTGTTAGTCAAAATGCTATAAACAATTCAGCTTTATCAACTCTGCAGTCAAACATAAACTCTTTAAACAATACAATAAACTCTGTTTCATCCACAAAAAACTCTTTGCAGTCAACATTAAATACCAGAGCCTCAACATTAAATACTGCTATTAATAGTAACATTCCAACCCCAGCACCCATACTTGCAGAGCCAGTCGTTGATGGCAATACGGTTATTATTTCACCAGAGTTGCCAGAAGGATACACCGCCAACACTTGGTTTTATCAGGTAATAACAAATGATCCTAATGCAGAAAATCCATATG